TGAAAGAAGACGTGCTGAAATGAAGCGTGTTGCGGAAAAGGCCGACATTGTTTGGATGTGCCGAGAACTCGACACCACTTACGCTGAAAGACTGGAACAACACTGCGAGCGTTACAATTTGAAAACTATCGATCAAAAGCTTGACACGCAGGGAGAGGAGCGACCTCTCAATCCAGATGCTACAGAGTATGTCCCAAAGAAAGACTTTTCCTCATGGGATTATAAACGATTAGTTCAAACCCGTGAAGCTATGACGAAACTTGTGGATAGATATCCTGAAGCCGCTAGGCATAAGGTTAAATTGTCTGCCCTTGAATCTGAACTTGCAAAACGGACAGTCCCTGTAGGGTGCGAGAATCTGCTCACCGAAGCAGATCAACTCCGCAGGGCTGATGTCATATTTACCGAAAACGAGTTTACCTGTTATGGTAAAAATCTTGTACCTTTTGTGTTATCATTTGGTGAAATAGATGCACTCTATTATCGGTGTGTTGATGGGATGAACGTTTATGCGTTGGTGGAAGCCAAGTTGACGAGAAATTGTCGACAGAAGGCCCGAAAACAATTAATTAAGTATGGTAAGGTGTTAGCGTTATTGCAACCGAACGCCCATATCCGTACCTACATTATGGTCGGGCTGGAGCTCTCATTTGTTGGCACATTTGGTGCAGAACTCGATTACGAGTTTGAGGAAGTTTTGAGCTAATAAGCTCGCCCCGACCCCGGATGTCATAAAACTCGTCGTGCAACCTGTGTGGACCATGGTGAAAGAAAGTTAAAGAGTCCTGTGTACATATTGATTACCGTTACATGTTTATGTTTACCTTTTGTGATATATGTTTTAGGCTTGTGTACATGTTGTCAGGACCCCCGTGTCCAACCCCTGTTTAGGGGATGTTTTGGCAGCAAACAAATTGTGTTGCAACGAGATTTATAACTGTAATGTCTCGCCAAGTAAATAAAGTCAGTTACTTCTCTTAATAATAATAATAAATCTATGTATTGTATTGTAAAATTAGAACCACTGACCCTCCCGGATGACGATAGTCTTCCGGGGGTGTGCCCGGAGTGTTACTTCACGATAACCAATTGTGTTTGTGCACTAGAACCACAGTCCAGTGAACGTCCATATTCCGTAGAGGAAACAGCAGGATCGACAAAGAAACAGACAGTTTCTTTCATAGACCAAAACCCATCGTATGGGTATGCGGTCGACAGTCAACCTGACTCCTCTTATGGCGTCGCTGATGCCCCAGATCAAAGCCTGGGGGACTTCTTTCAGAGACCAGTTAAGATTGCTGAATACGAGTGGGCTACAACTGATACCAATTTTCAGGTTAAGTTCAACCCATGGAGTTTATTCTTCGAAGACCCTCGTGTTATCAACAGAATCTCAAACTACGCTCTTTTACGATCGAAGTTACGTTTAAAGTTTATGATTAATGGAAACGGATTCCATTATGGCAGATTAATAGCTTCTTATCTGCCCTTACCAGGATCGGACGGATTCTCAACCGACAGAGCCTTTTTCAAGGTCGATGTAGTCGGTGAGTCTCAAAGGCCCCATATATATTTGGATCCAACAACGTCCCAAGGTGGTGAAATGCTGCTACCTTTCTTCTGGTACGAAAACGCCCTGTCTATACCACAATCTGAGTGGCAAGAAATGGGTACGATCGTGATGAAAGCCATCAACGATTTGAAGCATGCCAATGGAGCCACTGATTCGGTTACTATCACCGTATTAGCAGAGTGCGTCGATTTGACGATCAGCATTCCTACAGTGGCGAATCCCTCCACGCTTGCGCCGCAAAGTCGGGAAGTCCTCGACCCGCAGGGAGATGAGTACGGATCAGGTCCCATTTCGAGACCAGCGTCCATCATCGCGCGAGCAGCTGGTGCTCTTTCGAGTGCACCCGTTATTGGCATATATGCACGAGCCACGGAAATGGCTGCAAGTGCAGTTTCCTCAATAGCCACGTCTTTTGGCTATTCAAGACCAGCCGTCATCAACGATATTGTCCCTTATCGTCCGACGTATGCTGGCAACATGTCGAACACTAATGTCCCAGACTCCACCACCAAACTAACGGTGGACTGCAAACAAGAAACAACCATCGACCCTCGGGTCACAGGTTTGGGTAATACAGACGAGATGTCCATTAAGTCAATCGCAATGCGCGAGACGTATCTTACGTCATTCGACTGGGCAGTCGCGTCCTCACCCGAAACACTCTTGTGGAACTGCATGGTAACTCCTACTGTGTGGTCCCAGCAGACTGTAGCGAACAACACAGAGCTTCATATGCCCGCGTGCTGTTTCGCAACCATGCCATTCAGGCATTGGCGAGGGACAATGAAATTTAGATTCCAGATCGTTTCGTCCAATTATCACAAAGGACGTATTAAGATTGTGTATGACCCATGGTCCTCTGCGGCCGCTGAATGGAACACATCTTTTCAAAAGGTTTACGATATCGCCTCCAACAAAGACTTCACAGTCGATATAGGATGGGGTTCTCAAAGACCATACCTGGAACACGGACGTCCCGGTGTTACGACATTCCCTTATAACACGAGTCCCGTAGATCTTTCGGAGGAAGATCAACATAACGGGGTTATCTCGGTTTACGTAGTGAACGAGTTGAC